GCACAGTAAAAAAACTAGCTAAGTCTATGGGTGCTGATTTTGAAATGGTAACTAGGACGGATAAAAAGCAAATAAGAGAACTAGAAGTTGAGTTAGTAATGGCTAGACAACACGGCGATACTGGCGATATAGACGAAGCAAGACTGGACTTAGCTAAAGCAAAAGAAGGAGTTACTTACGCAGTTATTCGACCAAAGCTAGTTAATGATCTTTCTGTACCTCGGGTAGAAAAACCGTCTTTTAGCTTGTACTCTACTCCTGTAGCTGGTGGTATGGCTGCTTACCTGGCTTTAAAAGAAGGTTATTCAGAAGACGAAATTATCGAGAAACTTCGAGCTGATGGCCACGACGACGATGACATTGTTGAAGCATTAGATAGGGCTAATAAGATAAAAGCAGCAGTTGCTGAAGGTTACTCAGAAGACGAAATAAAACAGTTTATGCAAGGTGAAGAACCTACAGTAGTAAACAGAGAAGCCAAACCACAAGTTGAAAAGAGCTGGTGGGAATCTGCTGTAGATTTATTTACTCAAGCGTCTGAGAAAGTTGAGACAGCTAGACAGATATCTGAAGGCGAGTTACCTGGTGTTAAACCAGAAGATGCAGTAGACCCAGCTAAAGTTGCTTTAGGTAAACGTAAGTTAGCTTATCAACAAGTTGTCGGTCTAGACGAAGATATGTCTTTACCTGAGTTTGTGGAAGCCATTAAACTAATTAGACCTCATATGGGCTCCGTATTATCTCGTACATCAGCTTTTGCAGGTAATTCTACTGCAAGACAAACTTCAGAAAAACTATTTGAAGCTCAGAAACAAATGATAACTAAATTTGCGGCTGAGAATGGAGTGACACTAGAATACAGAGACCCTGAAGGCGGAAGGTCTGATATAGGTGCTGTTACTGACTTAGGTACCTGGTGGGCCAAGACTGAAGGCGGAGAGTGGGTAGAAGCTAATCCAGGATTCTGGGACGCTCTTAACGCCGAGAAAGGTGAGATAGCGGGAGCTGTAGGTGGTGGTATCGCAGCAGGCTCAATGGCCGCTAGAACATTACCGAAGAATCCTTGGGTGCTCGGTATCGGCGTTCCTGCTGCGTCTGCTTTCGGTGCTATGGGTGGCGGGGCATTAGGTACTCAGTTTGACTACTTAAATGCTTCTATGAAATTAAATGCTGAATTAGATGCAGAGATAGCCTGGCACAAAAGTACAACGGCCGCAGAAGCTTCTTTACTTGGCGATAGCATTGGTTATCCATTAGTTAAGTTAGGTGCAGCAGGTTGGCAGGGCGTTGTCAAGATGAAGAACGCTTTGGTCAATAGTGACTTACTCGGTGCTAAGTCTGCGTTGAAAGAGCTTATGATTTTATCTGACGATGAGATAGACCATATAGTAACTCAAACAGCTAGAGTTATGGAATTACCTGAAAACTCTCCTGACAAAGAAGTTATGTCTTTTGTTATGACTGAGCCAGGAGGTGAAGAGATAATGAAAGAAGTCGGGTCTATTAGCCCAACAGCTCATCGTAATGTAGCTAAAGCTATAGATAGTAGAGCTAAGGATTTAATAGACTCTGCAGAGCGTCTTAAGAGTGGTGACGTATCTCCAGCGATGCGACAAGACTTAGATAACTATGTTACAGATACTAAGCAGTTTTATAAGACTGTTATCAAGAGAGCTCAAGACGCACCAGGTACCAAAGCTTATAACTTTGACTATGAAGAATTAGCTATACAACCTGTACTTGATACAATGCGAGCTAAGATAACAGACCCAGCAGCACTAGAACGTTTTGGTAGACGTGCAGATGTTATAGGTCAACGAGTAGACAGTCGTACTTTTACTGACCTACTTGACTTAAGACAATTAGTTAATGAGTTTAGATTCGGCAGAGGTATGAAGAAAGCTGTAGACCAGAAAGGCTTCAGTGACTTAATGACTAAGATAGACCGCAAAATCAAAGAAGGTGCTGAGCAAGTATTTGACGACCCTAAAGAATGGCTAGACCAGTTCGCAACAGCTAAGATTAGATATGCTGAAATGAAAACGCTTGAAAAGAATGTACTGTTTAAGATGCTCCAGAAGAAAGGAGTGCCGGAAGATGCACTAGTAAGAAGCTTAACTAAGTATATTACCGCATCCGATGAAACTTGGTCTGAAGTATTAAACCAGTTACCAGCAGGCCTTAAAGCTAGAGCGGAAGGTGCAACAGTTAAAGCACTAGTTGATAAGCACACGGCAGGTCAAGGTATGCAAGCCATTGACTTTCCAAGCTTGTCTGATAGCTTAGCTCCAATATCTTTGACAACTAAAGATGCTAGAGCTCTTAAAGCTTCTATTGATGAGCTAGCTACAGTGTTCAAAAACGATGTACCATTGGCTCAATTCTCTGGAGGTATACCAATGCCTACAGTACAACAGGGGTTGACTGATAATCCATTTATAAAAGCTAAGTATTCATTCGTAGCTAAGTTATGGAAACAGTCTCAGAAGTTCTTCCCAGGAAAAGACGGTAGACATGCAGCTATGTTAGCTAAAGCTGCTAGAGTACTAGAAAATCCTTTAAATGTTAGAACAACTAAAGAGTTAATGGACGGTCTTGGTTCTCAGACTATGATGGCCCAGGATTTATTAGAGCTACAAAGAGCCGCATCGTTAGAAGCAGCTGATAACCCTAACTCTCCATTAGTTAGACTATACGGTGACGGACCTTTGAAAAGTCCTGAAGGTTCTGGTTTGGCGACTAAAGTACACTTGTCAAGAATAGCTTCTCCTGACATTATACAACAAGTAATAGATGAGGAAGCATTGCATAAAGGTGATGCTAAAGCAATAGAAAGAGCACTTAAACAACGAGGGTATACTGCAATGGCCTCAGGAACTAATAAGGTGAAAATACTATGAATGTTAGAAACGTAACTAAATTACGTGCAGCAATGGAAGACTTGCTTACTGGGGTAGGCCAAGTAGAACAAGTTAGAAATAATCAAGCTTACGTAGTAGGCAGTATAGATGTACCGTATGCTGTAAATACAACAGCAGAACTACAAGCCTTAGACGTAACTAAGTACACTAGAGGTAGAGTGTACTCATCAACAACGGTCTACACCGACTACGTGTATGACGAAGCTGCTACATCAGGTATTGCTCCTGATTCGGGTTCAGGTAACTGGGTAATAAGTAGAGCAAAACAGTCTTCATTGTCGGCCATAGAATTTAATACTAAAGACGATGCGATTTCTGGCACTTTACCGGATGGTAGCAGTGTAGAGTTGCAGATTGGAGATTCTATTAAACTGAGAGAACGAGACTCAGGCAATCAAGGAGGAGGCCTATGGACTTGCGTAGATGCTGCAACTATACCTTCACCTAATGGTATAGATGAGATAGGATTATCTGCTACTGTTGTTATGGTTTTAACTGTACAAGCTATAATGACAACTAAAATGTACGGGGCTCAGCATGATGGAAGTACTGATGATACTGCAGCTATTGCTAAAGCTGTAGCAGATAGTCAGACTTATAAAACTACGTTAATTAGCTCACCTGGCACCACTATTATTGATGTTGATACTGGAATACAAGTAACAGGCAATGCTACTATCACTTGGGCTGTTGATTCTGTATGGAAAGGTTCTGATACTACTTCTACGGTCTACAATATACTATTAGTTAGTGGAAGTAATAATAGACTAGTTTATCCTACTATTGACGGTAATAAAGCAGGACATACTGGAGCTGCTTCCTTAACTTGCGTTAATCTTAAGGTTAGTTCTACCTCAGGTGCTAACTACATTATCGGAGCTAATACGTATAATTCACATAGCCATGGCATTGTCATTACTAGAGCTGATGAACTGTACATGGATAACGTGACATCTACTGACAATGTAGGTAGAGGAATGGTCGTAGAATCTGTAGACAATATCTTGTCTGTGTCAGGTACAAAAACGTTAAACAACAATGATGCTGGTGGTTTATTGTTTAAGCCAATCAACAGTACTCTTGCACTTCGTACTGTTAGTATAGCTGCATTGAATACTAATAACAATACAGGTCCAGGATTAGAGCTAGACTTTGATATATATCCACATGCAGGTACTGATAATCAATTTGATATATCAATATTTAAGCATCAAGATACAGGTAGTCTACAAGGCTTATACATGGCTCCTATGGAATTAGGCGCAACTGAAGTACTAACTGGTCTAGTTAGCATAGGCTTTGCAAACTATTCTGAAAACGATTTACAAGGTATATATCATAGAGATTACTCTGGTGAGAACGCCCCATTAGTCTCTATAGGCACTGCACAAATTCATAACTGTAATAATAATGATTCATCTAGTGATAATGAAGCTGTTGCCGTGTCTTTACACCGATTAAATAGTGATGCCTATGTAAATGCTCAAGGTAATTTGCAAATACATAATCTATATGTAACTGAAGACCGAGCAATTACTCATCTTTTCTATGTTATATACTCTGAAGATGGCAAGTTAAATAATACGTATAAGAATACGTACTTTGGGTTACGCCAAATAGAGGCTACTGATAATAATGCTGGCACAACAGTAACGTTAGAAGATGCATCAGGTATCATCATTGAAGACAAAGCTAATTTGTTGTCTAGAACGATATCGGTCTCCGCATTAATGACTAACAGAGTAGAAAGAGAGCTAATATGTTCTGATGTCGGTAGTGCTACTATTATTGCTTTGCAAAATGATTCTTCTAACGGAGAAGGCTCACTAGTAGTCAGAGCCGATGCTGGAGGTACTGCTGGTATACGAATAGTGCCAGAAGTCGGCTTTAACATACCGCCTCAGTCTCTTACAGCTGGTAAATATATCGAGTCTACTACTCAAGGGGCTTACATTAAACTAAGACAAGACTTAGCTAACAATGCTTATATTATTGAAGGTCTTGTTGGAACTTGGACAACAGAACCATAGGAGAAACTATGAAATGGTCAGACGTAGGTAAAAAGATAGCAGACTTCGCGCCGGCTTTAGGTACTGCAATAGGAGGACCTTTAGGTGCTGGTCTAGGGTCAATAGTCGCCGGAGTGTTTGGTACTGAGCCTACTCCGGACGCTGTTATGCAAGCTATAACTGTAGACCCTCAAGCAGCAGTGAAGTTAAGAGAAATTGAAGCTAATGAAAGAATCGAGATAGAACGTATATTGTCGACCGAAAGAGCTTCAAATATCTCTAACATCAATAAAACAATGCAAGCCGAGTCTAAATCTGAACATTGGATGCAATGGTCATGGAGGCCGTTCTGGGGCTTCATAAGTGCCTTAGCATTCTTGTTCGTTTGTACGCTAGCTTGTTACTTAGGTTACCAAGCAATAATAGAGGGTAAACCAGAAGCAATGGTAATGCTACCGCAGTTTATTACTGCTATGGCTACTTTATTCGCCATTCCAGGCGCAATTCTTGGTGTCGCTTCTTGGCATCGAGGTAAACAAAAAAGAGGTGTATAATGAAATGAGCAAACGAAGACGTGACCGTAGTAAAAAAGAAGAAAAAGTTAAGGAAAGCCCGAAGGCCTCCCAGGAGAAAAAAGGACTAGGGGCGGTTATTAAAGAGAAACTTTCTTCTTAAGTACGACAGTTTCTGGGACTCAACAGTTCCGGAAACTTCTCTTTTACAGTAAGCTCCAGGTAACACAAATTCAGTGTAACCGTAACCTTCACACTCTTTCTTGAAGTCTTCTAGCTTAGCCTGTCGGGCTAAAAATAAACAGTATGCTATTAAAGCCGCAAGTAATAGCCAACCTACTAACTTATCACTTTTACTCATCTTTATCAATCTCCACATGAATGTGGTCTCTCTCAATAATTACGTCTACATAGTGAGGTACATATCGCTTTACCAACTCAACTAATGCTTCTTTTTCACTGAATATCAGTTGTTCACCACTGCTGCTACACCAAGTTCTAAAATCAAAAGCTCTTCCTCGCCCGTCTCTATAGTGAAAAGAATCAGTCATGTGTATTCCATCTACTATAGAAGTAATTGTAAACTCTGGTATCGGTTCAATTCTATTTCTTCTAAAACAATCGTAGCCTCTTTCAGCTTTAGCCATTATGTCTATTAGTTCTAAATCCATAGTAGCAACCGAGTTATGTAGTTCTACACCTTTTTTAAATTTCATAGTCTTTTAACCTCTGTTTTACTTCTTCAAGTGACCAAGCCACAAATGCTATACCGTTGCATTTTATGACTTCTGTTATATTCCAGGCTTGTAATTTGCTTGCCTTATTTGAGCCGTACTTCATTTCAATACCGACAAACTTACCATCAGGTGCACAAGCTATGATATCCATAATACCAGCTCTGTTGCACTCTATAGTTTTAAATACCCAGAATCCATTAGCTTTAAGCCATTTTAAGACTTTTGCCTGCTCTTTCGATTCCGACACTAGTTCTATTCTCCTCTTTATATATCATCATGATAGCTTTGATAGCATCACTCTTAGTTTGCTCACTTGCTACCTGGTTAGTCATAATGTATCTTATTTCTTTTACCGCCTCTTTACTCGTCATTTCTAAACCCCTTGAAGATTGGAAATCTTGGTTTACCGTACTTAGTTAAGTTTTGATATTTGAAAGTAACTTGCTTACCTATATACTTAGCTTTGTTACTCCAGATGTGTTTTCTTTGCTCGTCGTCAAAGCCAGAGCCTATCTTAAATATCTTATCGTTCCAACGAACATTAAGAGCTCCTAGAGTCTCACCAGGTACCATGTTTTCTTTCTTTATCGTACTGGTGTCTTCATTATGTAATAATTCTTCGAAGCCAACAACAGTAGCTTCATCGTCTTTAAATGGCTTTAATTTAAGCATCCAAGCTTGATTCAAAGTACTTCTACCGTGTTTGTATATACCTCTAGGATGTCTGGTAATAAGACCTTCATGACCTTGAGCTAATGCTGCTTCATAGTACTCTTTTAGTTGTGCAGTACTGTGAATGAACTGATGAGGTACAAAGCGTACTATGTCGTTAAGAGGTAAAGCCAATACTCTCATTAGAGAAATCTTAAGACGCTCTTGAAAACCCCGCCACTCTTCTGGCCACCAGTCAAAGACATTGTAGTAGAAAGTCTTTTCACTGCTGTGCTCAAAGCTACTAAATACCGACTGCACGTCTTCAAAGTCTCCTGGGACCATTAGCTCACCATCGAAACCATGTAAGTTAAGAGCTTTAAATTGAGCTTGAACATACTTATTAGGTATCGGTTTTAATGTACGACTATAAGCTCTACCGTTTATCGCGATACAACGATAGCCGTCTAATTTAGGTGAAGCTATCGTTGGTATCGGTACTTCATGGATTTTAGGTATTGTACTACATGCTAACATCGCTTTCATTTCGTTTCTCCATTTCTCGTGTTCCACCTTTTAATAGCTGCTTGTTCTGTAGCAGAAGGTGCTATTTGTACTGCACAAGAACCTCCTAAATTAGTAGTATTTCTACATACTACACCGAACCAAGTACGACCATCAATAGTAGTTTCTAATGCTACAGGACCGCCACAAAAAGGACAAGGTTTTAATTCACTCATAATTTCTCTGCCTCGAATACGGAGTCAACAAAATTCCTTTTATTGACTGATACTGTTTTATACACTTGCTCACTGACTGCACCTTTAACTAGTAAGTAATGTATGGTTATAGGAGTATCTCTACCTTTGTTACACTGTCGAGCTCTCCGTTGGGTGTGTCTAGCTGTACTAAAGTCTTGACTGTAAACTATTAAACTTTCATAACCGCTTAAGTCTACACCTTCAGCGTAACTAGTTGCTTGTAATAACACAGCTTTCTTAAAATGTTTTTGTAGTTTAATTAGCTCTGCTTTGTAATTGTACATAATAACTACTGACTTCTTATCACCGAAGTGCTTCTTAATGTACCAGATTTTTTCATAGTTACTGAGCACAATATAGTTAGGTTTTTCTAAGACGTCTATTTTAGCCGTACCTCCTTCTAGCATGTGTAAACTAGTTCTTAATTTCATTACTGTATCACAAACTAATGGCTCTGGGAATTCATCCAAGAATACTAATTTGTCTTCTAGTAATTCATTATAGATACTCTTTGTATCAGCACCTAAAGTTATATAATGCAGTTTATCAACCGGCTCATGTTCAAAGCCTAATTCAGCTCTTGTTTTAGTTATGAATAAGTGCTCAGTCATTTTAACTATTAAGCTATTTTCGCACCGGTCATACTGTGTTACCTGACGACCTCTAACTTCTATTTGGTAAGGCTTACCGTAAGCTCTGAACCAGTTATAAAAATTACTGTAGTCTCTAAATGGAGACCAGGAGCTCAAAGCTAATTGATGATACAACAGCTGAGGACCTTGAGCATACGGAGTAGCTGATAAATACACTATAGGTTTTTTATAGGCTAGTTTTTTAACTGCGTCATAAATATTACGATTAGGTTTATTACCTTTTCTAAGCTCCGCTAATTGCTTAGAAGACGCACCAATCTTTGGATAAGCACTTAAGTAATTATGACTTTCATCTAGTATAACTAAGTCATATTTAGCTTTCAACTTCCAAGCTTGATGATAGTTAGTTGCTGTTATTTCTAGCGTAGGTATTGGATAATCGTCTAATAGAGAAAGCCAGTCTTTCAAAGCTTTCTTCTTAGTCAGAATTAAAACCTTAGACACTTTAACTTTAGAGGCTATTAACAAAGCAGTTAAAGACTTACCTGTACGTTCTTCCATTGCTAAGTAAACTATCATGTGTTCTTTAAGTATAAGTGCTGCTTTATTACTTATTTCTTCTTGATGCGTCCAGGGAGTTATCATTTATTGTTATTCCATATAAGTGTTCAAAGATGTCACGATACTTGTAACCCATCTTAGTACCGTATAACCAGTAGTTTACTAAGATAGGTGCACAACCCATGTCCTGGGACAAGCGGTATTTAGTCATACCGCCTGCCAGAACTTTACGTACTGCTTCTTCAGTTGTCACAGCTCTATCTTCGTTGCTGCTGGTTGTACCTCCACTTTACCTTGTACGAAAGGACAGGTATCGTAGTGGTCACACCATCGAGGACTACAGAAAGTATGCTTAGGATTACCTCTAAGAATAGTTTCAATAGGTACGACATCTTTTAGAACTAAGTCCAGAGTATCTAATATAGTGTTAACTAAGTATTTAGCCATCGGTATATTAGCGTCTAAACTATAAATAGCTCCATCGGGCACTTTTTTCAATACAACGCTTTGAATAACATTATACTTGATATCGTAGCCGTTTTCTTGAGCTAATAGTTTATAAATGCTCTGCTGAGTAACAAATCCAGACATACCTGGTTTACGTTTGCCAGTCTTTAAATCACCTACCATAGTTGGAGTAAGATAATCAATAGTTCCACCAATACCTGAGACTAGCGGATGTTGTATTGGAACTTCAAAGAACTCTTCTACCTTAGTAGGTATTTGAGCAAATGGAGTAATGTCTTCAATGAATGCTTCGGTACCTTTGATAATCTCAGCACGACAAGTACCAGGATTTTCACCATCCCCGAACTTCATATCTTTCTTTAGCTCTTCTTCAAAAGACTCCATTGCTGCATCAGTCATCATACCTAAGTTAGCGTCTTTCTTATTCTTAGCTATCGCATCAGTCCAAAATACTTCAGCAGCACTATGTATAGCTGTACCAATACCTGCTCTACTATTTGAACGACCTTGACGACCTTCTAAGAAATTTAAACCCCATTGATAACCACAGCCGAAAAAGCTGTCTACAGCAGAAGGTCTTATTCTTATATCAGTATTATTAATTTTAATCATTATTGTCTCCGTTAGTCTAAAGGTACAAAAGTGTTTTTACCGCAGTGTCCACACCAGTAAGTTTGAGTTGCTAAATTACTTTTATATTCTGCAGGTGAGCAAGGGCAATCGTCTCCAGATTCGTCCGGCATCAAATTATTTTCTGGGCCCTTGTCATCATATTCGAACGGATTTTTAATTGAAATATGATTGACGTGGACGGCCGATTCAATTAATAAATTCAATCCTAACTGTTGAGATTCGCACCAGGACGAGCTTTGTTCTACTTGAGGACAGTAAACTGTGCTAATTCCAGCTTGTATAATTGCTTTACAGCATTCATGACAAGGTGGTGCAGTAATAAAACAGTACCAGCCAGTTAAGTTGCGACGAGCGTTAAGAATAGCATTTAATTCGGCATGAACACAATGCTCGTTCTTCTCTAAGCCTAACAACCTATCATCGTCTGTTATGCCGATAGGAAAGCCATTGTAACCAAAGCTTGCTGCTCTTAGTTCTACATCAACTAAAACACAACCAACTTTACGTTCAGGGTCTTTACTCCACTTAGCAACATATTGAGCCATTTGAAAGAATCTGTCTCGCCATACCTTATTCATAAAGTAAATCATTAAGCGCACAATGTAATTGCTCAATGCTCCCATTATTAGTTAAGCCATAGTCAGCATCAGTAGGACCTACAGTCATAGGCTCTTTAGGATGTCCCAATCTGACATACGAGTCTACCCAAATTGTAATAGCCTCTGGAAAAGCCTCTTTAATACCTTGAAGCTCATCTTTAGCTCTTACTCCTGTATAAACATCAGAGTACTTAAATATTAGTTTACCAAGAGCTGCTTTATCTTCAGAACAGTGGTCTCTAATTAGATTGTACCATAGCTGTCGATTGTTTACCCTATCTTCCCAGCATTCTATTTCAGAAGCATAGAAATTTTTAAGTAATGGATAAATAAATGCATCACAAGCTATCTGAGAAGCAGGTCGGTGAACAAGCCGAAAATGTTTGGCTAAGTATTCTGCTGCAGTATCTTTACCATGCTGAGCAGGGCCAATAATTATTAGTGGATTATTACGCATGCTGTCTCTCCTATGATTCTAGCGATATCAGGTTCTGCTGGACGATAACGCTCATCTTTACTTGCATTAGCTTTTACATTGCTTGCAACTTTTTCAACAGGTTTAGAATCATTAGAGTCGCAAACAGCTTCTAGCACTTTGTGTATCTCATCTAGTGACAAACCTGAAGTATATAACTGTTGTAAAGCTAAGTTCCAAATAATCAAGCAAATGAAAGCAGGGTCAGCCCCTTGAACAAAAGCTAAGGAGTCTATTAGAGCTCCTATGTAATAAGCAGGAGGTAATAACTTACAATCAAGTAACTGACCTGTTCTTTCATTAGCTACTATTGAGAACTCCGCTATCTCTTGTTCATTTAAACCGCACTTCCAAACAACTCCCATGCAAACAAATGCAATATCTGCAAGTTCTTTGATATCATTAACATTATTATCAGAAGTAAGCCACTCTTGATACTCTTCTCTCAATAACGCGTGAGTTAATTCTTCATTGTACTCTCGGTCATATCGAGCTGAATTCCAAGCAACGACTCGAGCTTCTATTTTTTTAAAATCCATAAGTTACTCCTTAAGTAACAATTTTATTGGGTCTTTAGACACATAATCAAACTCGAACCAGTCAGGTCTCATTTGAGTGATAGGCATACCAGGTGGAACAGTGAGTGCATAACTTGGCGCAGGTAATCCCATCATAGTATAAAAACGTTTTAGGTAGTCGTCAGCCGCATTATTATGTTCTTCGTAAATATGACAGTCGCCTAACTGAAAAGTAATAGAACCTGGTGTAAGACCTACCTGATTAGCTAAACCTATTAACCAAACTGCACCAAGTACAAAATCAGAAGGTAAACCTATCATCATGTCAACAGAACGCTGAATCCATACCATATCAAGTACACCATCTCTTACATACCATTGATAAGCATAATGACAACAAGGTAAACTAAGTTTCTTAAGCCTAGAAGGATTCCACCCAGTAATCATAATACGTCGGTCATTAGGGTTATTCTTTAGTTTATCAATAACATTATCTAACTGACCGTCAGCTAACCAGGCATTACCGTAGTCTAATTCTAGTTTACCTTTCTTGTCCGCCCACAAGCCCCAGTAATTACAACCCCAGCGTTCGAAGTCTTCTACACACTTAGGACCTCTTATCATGGCTGCAAACTCGCCTAGAATACCGGCCGGGTACATTTTACGGCCTTGAATCAAAGGAAAGCCATCAGACATATGTACTTTTATTTGTTCACCGAATAAAGACTGAGTACTACCGTTTCTAGTCTTTTTTACAACACCTTCTTTCTTTATTTTACGAATAAGACGCATATAATCGTCTTCAAATCTCATCATTGGTTTAACTCCCATTCAAATTTACCGTTCTCGATGTCTCCCCAATTCTTACCTATTCGAACATTAACAGGCATAGGAAGGTCTTTTACTGGAAACAACTTAGACATCTCATACCAAGCTTCTTGCATCTTATCAGCTAGTAACTTAGAAGTTCTTTTAGCTTGTTCTAAGTCAGGTGACCATAAAATATAAGAATCGTGTATGAAATTTAAAAGTTGAACTCCGTCTTCTAACTTAGGATACATGTAATGAAGAGCTAACTTAGCTACTTCAGCACCTGCACCCTGGTTTTGAATATTAAGTTGGTCAGTCATCATCTTGCCTTTATAAATACGACCTAATGGTGTTGACCAGGTTTTACCTTTCTGCCAGGCGTCTATACCTTTCTGTTGCCAGTGATATATTTCTCGCCACAAGTTACGCCATCTTTTGCGTAGCGAATAACCTTCACGTTCTTCTAAGAATACATCAGCTTGCTTTTGCAGAATAGAAATGAAAGTTCCAATACCTCCACCGTATAAGAAGTTAAAGTTAGCAGTTTTAGTTAACTGCCGTTGATGCTTAGTAAAACCACTACCGAATATCATCTCAGCTGTAAAGTCATGAAGGTCAACACCTTCTTTAAACTTTTCAACCATTAATAAACAGTTAGTGATAGCTGCGATAGTTCTTAATTCTAACTGAGCATAATCGGCATAAATAATCCAACCTTCTTCAACGCCAAAGCAATCTTTTAATTCTCTAGGGTGCTGTTGCTGATTTTGACGATTTGAAGTAAGTCGACCAGACCTAGCGTAAGGTTTAAAGAAGCCCATAACTCTTTCAACACTAAACTTCTTTAAGAAGCTATTCTGCTTAGTTATCTTCCTAATACGACGAACGTTAAAAGCTCTTTCATTGCCAGCATGAGCAAACCTAGCTAAGGCTAAATCATCAGATTCATCTTCACCGATATAAGGTCTAACTTGTTGCCAACTGTTTACATTTACCGGTAATGCTGCTTTAGCTATTTCTATTTCGTTAGCTTCATATCGCTCATTAATACGATTCTGGTCGATAGGCATTCCATTCCACTGAAAGTCTAAACAGTATCTAAGAGTATGCATATCTAACTTATAACTTTGACTCTCTAAGGCTGGTGAAACTACTGCAATTAATTGAGGCATAAAATAAACATCAGTAGCAGCATAAGCATATTGTTTGTGTGATAATACAGGAGCTCCCCAGTCAGATTTCTGAAGAACTTTCTTATCAAGTCCTTGTTTGTCGTAAGGGTCATAACCTAGTACACCTGTTAATAATGATTCTAAATCGTAATCTAACAGAGTAGGTAACGCTAACCGTGCGGCTAACAAAGAGTCTTCGAATCTTTCAGGAATCCAACGGGTCGTTGATTGCTCTTGAATAGTAGAAACTTCATAATGAGCCGAATGAGCCCAGAAGTTATACTTACTAAGATATAAGGCTAGTGTAAAAGGTTCTGGCTTTTCTACTATTTGAACAGTGTCTTGGCCTTCTTGGAAGAACTGAGCTAATCTTATAGGACCGTATAGACCATCAGTTTCGATATCAAAACATAGAGGCTTATTGGTATCTAATATTAGTTCGTCTAAAGTGGGTACTAATTTCCAGGGTACGTTCATGGTGTCTCCTAAGGTCGACCCGAAAGTCGACCGTTGATTAAAGTCTAGCGATTTTCTTAATTTCTTGAACGCCTTCTTCACCTAAAAGCTCAGTCATGTTAGCTTCAGTTTCTTTTCTTAACTGTGCCATCTTTAGCTTGTTAAGATTTCTTCTTACGTTCCGCTCAACTTCTAAACAATTGTTATAGTAGTCTAAGTCAATTTTGTCAACAATCCACTTATAACCATTGTAAGCTGTTAAGTCGATTTCGCCGCCCACGTCAACTTCATGAACAGTTACTACTTTTAGTCGTCCATCAGCTTCAACTATTACTTTGTCACTTTTTTCAAGTTGTAAAGTAGTTTTATAGACGTACTTCTTAGCGCCAATACCGTCTACTACTTCTAGTTGGTTATCAAACACGACTGTTACGAAAGTGAAATTTTCATTCTGACCTAGTATTAAATTTAGTTCTTGCATTTTCTTGTCTCCAATAATGTTACAATAATAGTTAGTGGTATACTATTAGCCGTATACCAGGGCTTCTTCCTACCTACAGACGAACTTTTTCTTCTTCTTCAGTGCCTACAAAGGCATCGACATCAGAACCATCCCAACCATCTTCGTCTTCGCTACCTTCATCACCGAATGGGTCAGCACCACCAAACTCTACGAGCTTAGTAATCTTTAACTCATCTAGATATAAAGCAACTCCAGCGTCCATGATTTTACCTTTAACTACGTTCTTGTAGATGTCCATAGCTCCAGCTACGTAACCTTCAGAACCGTTACCGATAAGAATGTCACCAAGTTCAATTAACGCACCTTTAGCAGTACGAGTTTTAACTTTCTTGGTTTTGCCGTCAGGAAAAGATACAGACGTTTTGAAAGAGACAGAGATAGCACCGTCTTTATCATACACGAATTTATCTTCTTCGTCCTTAACTGGCTCGCCATCATCGTCAAGTACTTTGTCACAGAAATAATAACCCAAAGACTTGGCTTTCTTTTTGTAGCCAGCTGGTTTATTGTCTTCCCAAAACTTGTTAATCTCAGCGATGAAAGGATGTTTAGCACCTTCTGCTAAGACGAGGTCAACTTTGTACTGCATCTTGCCTGACATGTTTTCTTCGCCTTCGCCAGTGATACACACCCAACGAAATTCACCTTTAGGTGATACTACTTTTCTTAATGTTGCACTTTTAGCCATTTTGTTTACCCTTATGTTACAGTTAATGTTCTGAGCCAATCTCAGAACCTTCATTATAAATCGATTTTAATAAAATGTAAACACTTTATTTCGTTACCCTTGCTTACGAGAAAGGAGTTCTGTCTTTAAACTTTAAGTCTACAGTAAACCAGGAAGGTAATACTACTTCGTTGTCTTCATCAGTAATTACTACAGACTTAGGAACCCAAAACTCTCTGTTACCTTTAGAGTACAATATTGCTTTATCAGTAGTATGAGTTATTTCATCATAACTAATAATTTGAACATCAGCTTCTTCTGGTTCTTGGTCATAGTCATCGAACATCTTGTAACTCCTCTATTTGCTCTTGCAAGTTTTCTACCTGGGCTAAAAAGTCTTCAATGGCTTTTTCTCCAAGGCTCTTTTCTTTCTGTTTAAAAGCAGCGGTCGCAATTTTACCTAGTAATTCATTTATGCTATATTGCTTAGCGCTCTCAAGCTTAACATAAGTACAACATACATTAACGGCTAAAGCTGTTCTAAAATTATTAGTCGCTGTTCTAACTGCAAGTTCATACTCTTCATTAGCTTTCTTTTTAATCTTTGTACCTAGTGTATCAGTGTTCATAATGTTCTCCTAAAATGGTATATCATCTTCGTGAATGTACGCAGGCTCATTGATTGATAAATCCCCGATATCATCTTTAGGTGCTTCAATAGCCATAAGCCTATCTAAGACTTCTTGAGCTTCGGCTAACTCTTTTACTTTTGTGCCTACTTCACGTCTAGCCAGACCTATCGCTATGTTATAGGCAGCAGTTTGAAGTTCTTTGCCTTCCAGCTTTTGAGGCTCTTTTACGTCTACAGAACCTAAATGAATATAATTTTCAAAACAATGGTCAGATGCTGTAGAACTGACTATCAAATCAGTATCTTGCATGTACGGTTCAGGATGTTGAAAAAAATGTATTTCCATTAGTTAGTTACCACCTTGTTAGATGCACGACTCATACCGACGTACATTAGTTTAAGATACATTTCATAGTCTCTGTCAGCGACTTGACCTATATCTTTAGTGTCCAGGTAAACAGTATCGTACGTGCTTCCCTGGGATTTGTGAACGGTCATAGCATGACTGAAGTCTAAGCATATAACACATTCTTTAAACGTTAAATAGTCTCTCCAGGCTTTAGCACGAGCTCTAGCTAAAGGATGAGAGTAATTAACTTTAGCCCAACCAGCTGCTTTATAACCAGGAAACTCTTTTTCAATTGCTGCGTTACTATGAGCAGCTTCACTCTTAAGATACTTAAGTGTGTCCTGGTAGTCACCGTGACCAAACATATAAGCATAGTACTCATAATCGCCTTCACCACTAATTAAACTAGCGAACCCGATATTATCCATCGTTACTAGATATTCTAAAGTCTTATACTTTGTGTTCCAGCTCAGCACTTTGTCATTGTGAGGTAAGTCAATACCTTCAGAACCTAGGTCTATTGTTTCATCCAGACCGTGTATCTGATAAGAATGCTTAGTTGTCGGACTAAATACCAAATCATTAGCTTCTGGTTCTTCTTTACCTTCTAGTTTAGCGTTCAGCTCTTGTACCCGTCTATTAGTATAAGCTAATATAACACTGTCTGCAGGTCGTTCCATAGAAGGATTAGCTATATCTACTCCTCTGACGAAATTATCAGACTCTATCAGCTTACAAGGAGGAGCACCTTCTATGAAGCTAATTATTTGATTGAGCGGTTCTACCAAAGGATTATCTTCAGCTTGACGATACACTTTAGTTAAAGTCATTTGATAATCACCATGCGGAGTCAAAGTAAACATATCTCCTACTGGAGGCAATTGGTGAGGGTCGCCTATCCAGACTACTTTAACTCCTGGTCTACCGTCGTAGTCTTCGTCTTGAAGAGCTCTGATGTCCATTAAGTCACCTTCGCCTATCATAGAGTATTCATCTATGAACATGACGTGCAGCCTCTCAGATTCTCCCATAACTACATTCATATCAACATTCTTTAGCTTAGTAGCTGTAGTATTGATAGTAGGTCTCTTCTTTAAGAAAGAATGCAGAGTCTGTACTTTAGCTCCTTCTGGTAATTTATCTCTAAGTATACCACAAGCTTTATGAGTATAAGCACATACTGTATAATTATCTAAACCTTCTATTAGTTCAGCTAACTTAGTAGTCTTTCCAGTTCCAGCCCGTCCAGTGACATACATGTCCCAGGCTTCTTCGTCTTCCATGAACTTGTCAAACATTTCTTTCATCTTGCAGATATCTCCTCATGTAATTCAAGATAAGAAACAGAGTAAAAAGCGTCGCCACTTTCTCGTACTCGATAATACAAACCTCCACCGCTTTCTTGGTAGTAGATATTTAAATCAGCTTTAAATTTCTCTAGCCAACACCATCTACCATTTTCTAATCTAGTAGGTAACCAGGCGAACTTTATTACACCTGATGTATAAACTTTAGCTAAATACTCTTGATACTCTTTAAATTTCTGTTCTTTAGTCTTTCCCCATTTCATTATCTTACTCCACCTTGTTGCTTACAGTAATGATTAAAACATATATTGTAAGCATCTTCTTTTGTTAATAAATCATCACAAATGTAGCAAGTGCCAAAGTCTTGTTCTACATTACATCTATGACAGTAGTGAACTTCTTCAAAAGCCTGACCACACTCTGGACAGGCAGGCTCATAGTCAATCGCTGAATTAAAGGTCATACTTCATATAGTCCATTACATCTTGTCTCATGAACTTGAAATGAGGTGCTAACCTATCTTCATGAACGTAACAGTCCCATATTAATAATGCTTTACCATACCGAACATTTATGTCATAACCTGGTATTTTAGCAAACAAGTATGTCCTGGTCATAGCAAACCAGAGCAAGATTATTTTGTTGATACGATTACTTGTATCAGCAGGAGCTTTCTGTGGTCTAGCAAAAGGATATATTATAGCAACGGATATCATTGCTTCTGGCCAAATAAACAGTAGTATAGTCTCAATCGCTATAAGAACGTACATAGGCATATCTTCACTAGTTTCTTCAGGCCTAACTTGCAATAGCAAAGCAGGATATAAGAAAGCTAATGGAATCATAAACCACGGGTTAATAAACATTAAAACTATTTCAATAGCTATCAGTAGTAAAATCATTATTCTCTCTCCAATTCAATTAAGCCGCGAGGGTAATACTCGAGCTTTACGTTATCTAAGTCCGTATACGTTGTAAAGAACTTAGGACCAAAGACTTCAAAAGCAAAGTCTCTACCTTCTTCAGCTGTTTTTCTATGTATCACTGCTACAGAGTCTCGGTCAAATATTTTACCGTTCACTCTGTGAATATGAGTCTGTCCAAATGTAACATAAGTAGTTACCATACTTACAGACCCAGCAAAGGCCAGCGTCTCTGCTAAAGCGTCTTGAAAAATTTTACTCATCTTTTAGTACCTCCGATAGTTTATCCATGTCAACATGACCTGGGTCTATTTGTTCAGCTATCCAGCCAAAGCCGTAAGCAATCCACCACCTGGTACTATAAGCTTCTATACTAGTCTCTAAGAATAATATAGACTTAACTCTCATAGACAGTGTAATTCTGCCTTTAGGCGGTAATTGTAAGAATAACACACTAGCTGGTATATAATTAAACGCAATGTCTAATAGTGCTCCAACAATAAACCAACACCAGGCGAACGGTCTTAGCAATATGTGAATATCATCTTCATTAGCTTTTATCAGTTTAATGTAACCAATAAAAAAGAATGTTAGTAAAAGTGCTGGTATTATAAACCAGTTTAGCAATATGTCAATCATTGTTTTCTCTCCAGTTGTAGAGCATTTAGTTTTCGAACTATTAATTCAAGCAACTCTCCACTCATTGCATATTTAGATATCTCATTTTCGATATCCCACTGCCGACATTTAAAAGCAGCGTTAACAGCTTCACCAGCTTTATAGCGTAACTCTCGCTTTTCATGAAGGTCGACAAAGTACTGGTCAATAGCTATAGCTATAGCAGCATCACTAGCTTCTTTAAGTACTTCGCTGTCTGCAAAGTATTTAGTTAGTAGTTTAATAGCGAATTTCTTAAGCATTGTTTGTCTCCGGTAATTTTCCATTAGTCTTATAAAATTCTGCTTCATCAAGACTGTTAAAGGTTTTGTTCTTTGCAATACCCCAATCATCTCCGCTGTCAGTATAAACTTGACCGCATACTTTACATTGAACATGCTTCCAATGATAATTATTATCATCGTGCTTACAGTTAGTTCTCATCGTCTTCTCCAAATGGGTTGTCGTCTTTATCTAACAGTATATAGTATCCTTTAGTACCGTTAGCTGAGGTAGGTATGATATGGAATCCTGTCTTCCGTAATATCTTAGTTAGTGTTTTCAAATCACCCTTAAAGTCTGTTAATTCATCATACAAGGCTTCAAGTGCGAAACTTGTTACTTTACCTTTATTAATATCTTCAGCAAAGTCTTTACAATTGTTATCTAATCCAAGGTCTACCAGGTAGTTCCACATCTGATGATTCATAGCATAAGCTATCTTCTGAGCTGCAAACATACTGTCAGCTATTAAAGTGTGCTTATCTGCAGATACTGGAGCATTCATGTACTCAGTCTTAGATAACATATCAACCTCTGTAGCTAAATAATAACAGAAGTCATTTATCTCTGTCATCATCTTGTCATGAACCTCAGCAGTAAACCAGGGTTGAGCATTAAGAATATTCGGTGTGTCCATCAGATGCACACGACGGTCATTATCTTCAATGATTATAGGGTTACGATTAGCAGTAAATATAAACGTAGCATTATGCTTATAAGGGTAACCAACCTGTCTCATAGTACGTATACTAACAGTGTCTTTACCAGTATAAGCTTTCCACTTACCTTTAACCATATCTCTGTCAACCATCTTAGTTAACTGGTCTCCGTATTCATCAAGCTGTACAAAGTAAGAGTCAAGCAACCAGGCATTATATACTTCTAAGAACTCATTCGTAGTAGGCCGAGCAACGTGATTCATTATAGCTTCTAGTATGTTAACAAAAGTGTCTTTACCAGAACCAGGTTTACCCAGGAAGTAAAGAGTAACAGGAGAGTACTCGAAGTACGTCATTTTCCTTTTAATAAACTGTAGTAGATAAGTCCTGGCAGCTAAGCTAGGTACCAAAGTTTCAAAGTACTTCAGTATATTAACAGGAGGTTTATAGAACTTTTCATAGTCTTCAGGATGATGAAGAACTGTCAAAGCTTGTGATGGTTTAAATGCATTGAAAGTTAATACTTGTGGTGTATCACTTTCACAGAACCCAAACGGTAATGATGGTGAAGAAGTAATTCTAACTATAGGTAACTTCTTCTTGAACGCAGGCTTCTTAGGTAGAGCAGATTGGGTAGTCACATCCAAGTACGCAATAAAGTCATTATCTTTATTAAAACCTCTTAGCAACTCATTAGTCATATCTAAGTAGTAATAAGTATTACGTTGGTCATCAAAACCTAAGTCAACTATCAAGCCATGCTTAGTAGTTATTGTAAACCTCTTCTTAGCCCACTCTTTATTGTATTGCCAGATAGGACTACCGTCTATACTACTACGACCTTCAAGCATTGGCTCAAGAATAGTTTTATCAAGTCTACTACTATCCATAGGACTTTCAAATAAATTATTAATGCATATCATGGTCTCCATATACAGCTCCTGGCTGACACTTTCGTCTGACCCTAGTATTGCACTAACTCTAGATAAATAATCAGAACCAGAGCCATCTGGGATGTTCTCAGGGTGTAGATACCCTTGCTTCTGATATTGTTGTTCTGTTCTAAACTGACGTGGAGTTATAACTTTAAACAATGAAGGCATGAACTCACCTTTAGAACCAACGAACTGCGTTAGTAGAGGTGCCAGGCAAGCAGCAGACTGTGAGTTAGTGTTGTACTTCTCCACAACTTTATTCTTAGCTTGTAACTGCAGTAACAAGAGCTTAACAGTAGGTGGCATTTCTCTGATTTCTGGTATTTCTTCCATAGTCACTTTAGTCTTATTAGCCTTCGTTGGAAGGTATATAAAACCATCGTCACTATATATGTCGAGCTCCAGGTCTTTATCTTTATATGATTTAGTCTCAATATCACTATCGTACTTATAGATAATAGTCCCAGCAGTCTTACCCTTACCTAAACTAATTAGGTCGAACTCATAGTCCTGGTCAAGAGCTTTAAATAATGAATAGGTAATAGCATTATCACAGTCAATAGCTATGATGTCGCTGACCTCACCTGTTATAGCACCTCCTAGAGCAGTAGCTCTTCGATTAAATGTTTTCTTATACTTGGTCTTCCAGTCCTTCTCGAAATCAGGTATAGTCTTGCTACCGTCTTCAAGTCGTTCTAGCTTCCCGGCTAGTGGCACTGTATGCCAACCAATATCAATAAACTTCTGCATTAGTTAAAAACCTTCTCACCGTCAATTATAATATAGTGTACTGTGCAAACATCAGTAAGATTGTCAAGACTTTCACATTCTTCAAAACAATAGTAAATAGCCGATACTTCAATAGTAATTGGTACAGGTTCTTCTATACCATACGTAAGACGTCCAACAAAAGAATTCTTAAAACGCAAAGCGACGTGACCGTACTTTTCTTTAATTTCTTCTATAGTCATTTCAATAACCTGCTGACAGTTGCTTGAGATACTCCAGTAGTATCTGCAATTTCTTGTTGTGTAAGTCCAGCCTCATGAAGCTTGCTAACTAACTCAGGGTCTGCTTTGCCGTGCGGTTTCCTGGGTGGCATGTCAGTGACTTGACCTTTAATATGTGAGACCATACTAGTGCTAATATTATAGTGCTTAGCTAGTTCTTTATTGCACTTTTTGTCTTCCAGAATATCATTAACTAACTGTTCATACTGTGCGTTAGTTAGCTTACGACGATTAGGCTTCAAGTCATGTTCCTTGATAGCTTTATTAACCTGGTACTGAGAAGTATCAAGAGTCTTAGCTATCTCTCGAATACTACTGCCCTGGTCTAGGTGGTGTATGAGCTCTAGTATATCTAATGGCTTCTTAGGCTCAGGCAAAGTATAAGAACCACCAATGATATGAGTAGCTACACTGGGCTTGATACGATACCATACGACCATCTTACGAGCTACGTCACAAGTCTCTAGCATTTCTTCAATAAGAGATGATGATATAACGTCATAGTCAAAGTCGATGTCATTCTTATAGCAGAACTGTCGTAGAGTCTTATGCGACGACTGAGTAGCTTCCACTAGTTTGTCTTCTGACATACCATAGATTAGAGCGAGTTTAATATTCTTAGCGTTCAGCATTAGTCCAAATCCTCGCTAGTACTCTTTCGGCTTCCTCTCTAGTTTGAAAACAGTTACCGTTGTATAAAAGCTTCAAGTCTTCGTCTGTTCCAACCCATGTAGCATTGACAACATCAGCACCACCACAGTAGTAAAACAGTTGTCCTCTAATAGGCGCAAAGACGGTTTCGCTATAAACTTTGCGATTAAACTTTACTTTATAGCTCTTAAAACTATAGAACTGAGGGTCTACTGAGTTAACCCATCTATTTTCGGCATTAAGTCGTACTTGTATCTCAAAACCTTTAACGTAACTCTCAGCGACTTTTCGATGCTTAACTATTCCATCGATGCCAAAGTGCAAGAGCGACTTGTCACTTAAGGCGAGCAAAGCTTCAAGTGCTTTTTTATTCTTATTCATTGTCTGGTCCCCAAATCTTATGGTACACTCTTAAGGCTTCTTCTCTAGTGCGAAAGCAATTACCTTTAATTACTAAACTGCGGTCTTGTGAAGTATCTTGCCACTTAGTAAGTCTGACACAGTCATGAGAACAATAGAAGTAGTTGTCACCTAATAATGGCTCAAATACTATTTCACCATGCAAGCGACGTTGTGGTAGCATACGATACTCAGTATCATCGGAGAAGGTAGGATTTTTTAGTTTGTGCCAGCAACCTTCGCACCACATTTCTAATTCGGTAGCATTACTGTTGATATACTCCTCAATAACTTTCCTATTCTTTCTAATGCCATATAGCTCGTAGGTAAGTAGAACATGGTCGCTAAATGATACTAAGGTTCTAAGTACTTGTTTATTCATGTTGTTAGTCCTAAATGTATATAAAGAGTTAAAAGAAAGGGCGACTTCTCGGTCACCCTGGTAGTTTCTCGACTACTGTTGTGCTGCTAAGCAATCTTCAAGAGTGTCAAACCCTTGGTAATCACCCTCGATAGGAACAATCTCAGCTTTAGCTTCAGCGAGTGCGTCAAGTGCATCTTTAACGTCTGCAGCATCAATCTCACCTGATGCAACATCTTCTAAGAGTTGACCTTTCGCTTTAGCATAAGCACTGTTCTGTGATGTCCACTTGCTCATACCGTCTTTACACATGCTATTAAGTCCAGTTGCAGATGATTTCTTAACACCGAACTCAACGACTGATGGGTCCATCCACTTCTTGTGGTAACCACAACGAATTGCTACGACATTACCTTCTTCATCTCTGTGATGAGTAGTAGCTTTACCACCGCCACCACCAGATTTCGCTGATGCGAGCTCAATGACGTTGTCGATAATGTTCTCTACTAGTTCCCCACGATTAGCTTCCAACAGTGATACGATTGCTTGATATGCTTTCTTAATTGCCATGATTAAAATCTCCAGTTAAATTATATAAAATCTCAGATGAGATATTTTATTATATATGAATTTTCGAAGGTTGTAAACATTTAATTTCGAGTCTTACCCTTACTGTACAGGGAACTAAAGTAAGGACCATAGTCACTGAGTATTTCCTGTCCTGGTTCAATATCTCTTATAGCTATAATTCTACCGTCGTCGTAGAGCTCGACGTTCGGCTCATCGCTATGATTTATATACTTATGTTTTCCGAGCATCATGACACCCAGGTTTTCTATAACATGAGGATGGTCACTAGCTAACTCACTGGGAGTGGCGGGTCGTTGCTCAAAGACTGCGATGAGGTCATGTTCACTTATATGGTAATGTGTGAATAAGCCTTTACCGTGAATGCTTGAAAGTTTTACAAATAGTCTGGTCATGTTTTGGTACCTACGTTTTATTAATTTATTATTTATTTAGTACGTTACAAATCCTATTTAAAAAAATAGCGGTTAATATATAAATATAGGTATGGACGTCTATACGTCTAATATATATAATATATATATATAAATATAAATATAGGATTTATAAGGTACTAAATAAATGAAGAATGGATGAATTACTTAGTAAAATCACCCATTCTCATCTAGTTTAGCTTGCTTGGTCTTGAAATGCTACTATAGTCTTAGCTCGTTCCTTGATTTCTTCTAGCAATGTACCAACTTCGCTCGCATCAACCTCACCACTAGCGACTTTGCTCAATAGTTCACTCTCTTCTTGCTTAGCTTTTCTATTTTGCTTAGTCCAATGACTCAAACCTTGTTTGCACATAGTATTTAAACCGCTCGCAGTATTAGATTTCTTGCCATATGGTACTTCGTTGACGTCTTCCCACTCTTTATGATAGTAACAAAATACATGAGTAACATTACCCTCATCATCTTTTCTCACCGTAGAGCTCGCGACTTTGCTTGTCATTAATTCTTCGAATTCCGCCACCAAGTTTTTAGTTAACTTTTTGCCTTGATTCGCAATAAGTAGTGAATGAAGATTAGTGAATTGCTTTTTGATATTAGTCATATCGTTTTCCTCTTAGTTTAGTTAATTTCTAAGTATCAACTTGCGTTGACACTATCTTGAGATGTTACAAAGGCCTACAAAGTTATTTCCATACTTATTTTTTAAGAATGCTTCTACTTCTTTTGGTGATAAACTATTATCATATAAATAAGTAGTTTTGAATATTGGTTCTTTCTTATCATCTAATAAAGTAAATAAAACAAGTACCATATCAAGTGAGTATAAAGTATCTAAGTTTTTCATCATCGTCTCCTAAGTATAGTATTAAATTAATACTTAGAAATCAACTAAGACTATAGCAAATTTTTAAAGAACGTACTAACATGTAGTTAGTAAAGTAATAATAGTACTTTTATATAAGAAAGTAAAGTCATTAAATGTAACAAAATGCTTCGAACTCTAAGTTATTGATTTATAAGTAATCGTCCACCATCGCATTATTTTCCTCGATGAGTACTAACTATTAGGTAAAGATTATTGTGTGATATGGGACGATCTAGGTATGTTTTGACTTGATTCTTACTTTAGTATACTTATTTATATGTATGCACATGCGAATATCATATCTTTATATAAATGTACACTAATTAATTGTAACGAAGTATTACGAGTATCAAGAATGTAATGGCAATGTTACTATCATAGTAGTCACACTATCCTGGTCCTGGATGTACTACAGTAGCGATGAGTTATTACTATTGTAGTGAATGTGTTACTCAAGTTTCATAGTTACTACAATTGAGGGGCTAGGGCCAGTTCGGCTTCCTTTGTCGTGTCAGGAGTTTGACTTTCCTAAGGAAGCCTAGTAAGCTTAATAAATTTATTAAATTTACCCAACAACTTCCCAATCATCAGCAAGCATGTCAGTTTGTGAGGCAAGCCAAGGTACTACTTGATTATCAGCCGTTTTCATATCTATATGAGAGTGATAGTCAATTTCAGTACCTTCAGGGTAAATTCCCAATAAAGGTGGACGATTTACTTTAAAGTTGCTCCCTGGTACTAAGAATATAAACATGCTCTTTCCATTCCACCCTGCGCGCGCCACGCGATGGCCTTGCTTTAATAGTTCAAGAGCATGACTAAAACTTAGGTAGCCTGAGCATCTGTAATGGTTGTCGAATACAGCACTAGGAGACCAGCTGATATAGCCAGCATGATTAACATGATTACTATTATTGCCTTCCGCAACCTTGTATTCTACTAGATAGCCAGAGTCTCCTGGATTCTCGTCAGGCGGACAGTCCCAGCCTCTGTATAGATTGTATTCACCTCTAGTCATTGGTGTAGCTCTTAGTTCTTTTATGCCTATATAGTTTATCATAAGTCAAATCCTCTGTTGTGTTTAGGTTCAGTAATATCTCGTTCATGTTTAGAGCGATTATGTCTATCACTCTCGATAGTCCCTGTAGCGATACTCCGTATTACATCAGCACCATGCGAGTATTCATCATGCCGAGGCGTTTTCTTCCATACTTGTAACTTGTCATCCCATTCCTTCGTGTATTTATGGAAGCAACTAATGAGATACGTGCAGCGGACGTCTATCTGAAGCACTTTAATTATGACGCGCACACGTTCTATACCATCAGCTAAATTAGTCTTTGCGACCTTAGTAACCTTCCACCCAAGCTTCTTCTTCTTAATTAGCTTACGGCAACCATCCATCCTGCTAACTGCTTTTCCACCGTCGCCAGTCAATAGCTCACGCACTTCTATATCATGAGGGAATTTAAGAGTTCTTATGTTGTAGCCTCGACTAGCTATTTCATCGATGTAGTGCTCTAAACCATAACCATCGTTGAAGTATTCGTCTATAATACGGTATTCTCCTCGCCACCACTGCACGAAGCCAAGGACCATGTAATCATCTACACCTAGGTCGAAGTGTACATCGACAGGAAGGTTAGGGTCATATAAGTCGGTCACTGCACGATTGCGCTGCACAACCTCAGCTGTGAATAAGGAGCTCCAGTAAGAGCCATTCTTCGACGCACTGAAAGCTTCATCAGGAGTACCTGGATATTCTTGGTGCACGTCGCTACCAAGTTCTCTTTCTTGTGCAATCCAGAAGTTCTTCTGCTCTTGACTTAGCTTGTATCCTGTTTCTTTTTCTAGCTTTTTAAAGTACGCAATAGAATCGTCTGTATCGGGTTGGTAAACTGGCTCGTAACAATCAGGGTCCTTAAACCAGGGCAAGAAAACGGGCTTAAAATCTTTATATGACATAGTTCCACTTCTGTCGGCGATTTCTGCTTTATCCCACATATCTTTGAAATCATTAATTCCTTCTGCAGTCGATTCAATAACTCCTGTGTTTCCTTTTCCGAGCGCTTGTAAAGTTCCAGTTTTTGTCTCACGAGCTCTCTTTGGATACTGATTCGCGATTTTCCCAAACTCCGAGATGTGTAAACGTTGCAAGGTAGCTGAGCGGAAAGATACTCGTATAAAGATTTTAGAATCGTTAGAGAAGCTAAACTCTTTTGAGTTATCTTTATGGAGTCGTACATTTCTCCAGGCTTTAACGTTGTCATTTAGTTTGTCCCATAGCAATTTAGTTCTTTCTAATAGTGTAGCGGCTTCATCTGAACCTTGTGCCATTAGACCTAAGTTAAGATTGCCTTGACATACAGCGTCATCAAAGTAGCTAACTAACCATAAGGTGCTGATGCCTTGTTGTCTGGATTTAAGGATTATTATCCTAGGATGTACTCTGCTTGCTGCATATACTACATGTTGAGCAAAATTCATCTTAAAGGTTACCAACTCACCAGCCTTGTTGATAATCTTATAGATATTGTTAAGTCTCCATAACTTAGAGGTTAAGTATTTAGCTTCGAATTCTTTCTTACTAAGGCCTACAGGAGGTGGATTAGCAAATCGAGAATAATAAGGTGCTAAGTCAGGATACAATAAGGTGAATTGAGCTTCTGTTAATACAAACCCGGTCATGCTGCTGGCTCATCTGATAAGAACTCTTGGTAACCGTAGTTGTTTTGAACGTTTACCTGAGTTGCATTGGAATTGAAAAACGCGTTCTGAAGGTTGCACAGCACTTCAGTAATAACTAATAAGTCACCAGTATGTTCGGTCTTCATACCAAAGGACTTAGCCTGGGCTGCTATATGTAACGCTGCGGTTTGTAACTCTACTCTTAACTTCTCAGCGTGGTCTAACTGTGTAGTCAGATTCTTAGCCGCTTCTACCAGTTCCGGCTCAGTTTCTACTATACCTTCAACTACCTTATTAACCACCACCTTATCCAGGTTAACTAAAGCATTCAGACCTCCTTCTTCTTTAGCTTCCTTCATAGCCTTGTTCCAGCGTAATACAGTAGTCAATGGTATCTCCATGTCCTTAGCTACATTGACAGGCATCTCACCCGCGTGTATTCTACTAAGAGCCTGGTATTTAGTCTCTTCATCATACGTCATTAGTTATATCCTTCTCTCTTCTGTAGTCCTCCAAGAGTTCTACTATAATACCACTGAAATTGAGATGGTGTTTTTCACAGTGCTGTTTAACAGCTTTTACTGTTATCTCATCCTGTGGTCGTTTTGCTGGTGTAGAAAAAGTAAAGACGGGCATCTTTTATAGTTCCTCGAGTTAAGAAATAATATTATATAATAAAACGTGTACATTTGTAAATAATTTATATAAAATATTCATTGTCACCATAACATATTTAGAGGAATAAAGCAATGACAGATAAAGCACCAACATTCGCCGAGCAAGTTCAATCAACCGCAGAGCAGTTCATTAAAGACGACAAAGGTAAACTAGCTTTACCAGAAGGCGTTGAAGTATCAGAAGAAGTATTATATGCTGCGACTATAGAAAAGCGTAGAAAAGATACTCAATCTTCTTTTACTAAGTTGAAAAATGAGAACATCGAGCTTAGTACTGAAAATAAAGCACTGGCTAAGCAATGGGAAAAAGATGTTTCTAATAATCTAACTACTGATGACCAAGCTGAATTAGCTGAGCTAAAAGCTAGTGACCCAGATGCATGGTTAGCTAAACTAGAAGAGCATAAAACAGCTGCAACTTCTAAGTTTGAAGAAAAGAAAACAGAATTACAGAATCATGTTAAGAATGAGACTGAAAAAGAGCGACGCACTAGACTTGTTACTGAGTACAACGCTAACAATCCAGAATACGTCATTAATGATGATGTTATCAATAACGACTTACCTCCACGGTTAGTAACTCAGTTTACTAAAGGTGAGCTAACATTTGATGAATTCTTAGAAAAGTCTTCTAAGTTCTTGCAAACACCTAAAGTTATTGAGCCTGGCGTTAGTAAACCTGAGGAGCCTAACTTAGCGACATCAGGAGGTCGCAGTACGCCTTCAAATGATGCAATAGAAGCTGATATACACGAATCGTATAAAACGACTACTTTTTAGTGTACTTATTATACGTAATGTGGTAGTATTATCATATTCGAAACCTGATTCCGTTCACGACGCTCAGGTACTAGAGTTTTAAACCTGCAGTCCCAAGCCTTACTTGGATTCACTGCACTCAATTAACGGGTGCAGTGGCACTCATTCTTCTAAATTATGAGGTGATATAATGGCTACAGGTGTAGTGGCGTTAAGCTCAGAACTTAAGCGTAAGCGCTGGATGCGTGAAGGCTTAATTCAAGCAGCTTCAAAGTCCTTCTGGAGTCCTTTCACGGGTAATACCAAAGACGCAATCGTCTATCAAGAGAATAACGAGAACTCAGGTTCTGGTCATACTGTTGTATTCGATTACGATGGTAACTTATCTGGTAAGGCTATCAAAGGCAAAACCACTGCTTACGGTAAAGGTGAGCAGAAAAAGAAATTCTCAGATAAAATCACAGTTGAACGATATCGATTAGTAGTTGATAACGGTGACAAATTCGACGGTGTTGATATCGGGGATTTATCAATCAATGAGCATGCTAATTCTCGTGCTGGCTTGGGTGACTTGTTTACTCGTTTCAAAGACCAGGCATTATTTGATGCGGCTCAAGGTAACCTTGTTACTAATGACTCGGGTGCTCAAGCGCCTACTCACATTATTGACTTGGGTACTACTTTTAACTTTAATACTCTTGTTGACCTCGAGAAAGTTCTTCGGACTTCTAATGGTTATACTACTGGTGGTAATCGTCGTCCTCTAGACCCTTATCAAGCCAGTCGTGGAAACAATGGTATTCACGGTGACTTACCTGTTTGGGTATTCTTAATTGATTCTGCCATGGCTGCTATCCTTCGTAAGGACACTGCAGGCTATCAGACCATCATGAAAGATGCTGATATTCGTGGTCAACAAAACCGCAACATCAAAGGTGTATTTGGTACTATCGGTACTCTTATGATTGTTGAAGCTGGTCATTTCTTTGGTTTTACTGAAGGAACTACTACTGGTTGGGGTCTTAACGACTCTGAAATTGAAATCTGCGGCATGAGACAGTATGACGGCGCAGACCCTGCAACAGCTGCATGGACAGGTCAAGAAGGTTTTGACTATGCATCAACTAGTTTGCATTCACGTGGGCTTCTTCTAGGACGAAGTGCTCTTCAAATGGCTTTCGGTAAGCAACCTGATTATAAGTACAAATCTTCACAAGATTTTGACATTAATTCAGAGTCTGCTGTTGAGTTCTGGATGGAAGCTCGAAAGTGTCACCTAACAGCAGAAAACGAAAAGTACAAGCAGGCTAAAGTGTCTGAACTAGACTATGGCGTTATTGCTGTTGATATCGAGGTACAGTAATCATGACTGATAAACGTCGAGAAGGTGTACTATTTCACAAGAAGTCCAACTGCTATTTTGCTGGTGAGTTGAACGAAGGTACTGAGTCTTATGAGTTAGAGGCAGGTAACGGTAACCATCAAATGGTTAACCTTCCTCCTAATTGCTTGATTACAGACGCTTACATCTTTGTTAAAACAGCAAGCGATGCAGCAACTTCTGCTACAGCAACTTTGGGAACTGCTTCTGGCGGTGCTCAGATTGTTTCAGCTGCTAATATCGCAGCAGCAGGTGAACAAGGTACATTTGCAGGCATGCTTGATACCGGTAGCGGTGCAACAGTTTGGTTAGGAATAACTAAAGTCGGTGCAGAAACTGCTGTTGGTAAGTATGTTATCGTAGTTGAATACTTGGAGTACACCAAGAAAACTGGTGAATACACCGAGTTATAACCTGGAGAGACCGCTTCGGCGGTCTTTACATATTATGAACATTTTCAAGAAATGGATAGAAGATTTTAAAGCTCACCGTAGAGGTGAGAAACGTGTACATGCTGACAAGAATGCTAGAGGTCGTGTGTATGAAAGAACTGAAATACCAGGAGCCGACTCGCGTGTTGCTAAAGTAGCAACAGTAACAAATGTTAAAGTGCGAGTTATAAGAGCTAATGGTGACATAGAGGAAATTAAATAATGGCTGACGTATTTACTACCGCAGGTGCAGGACTAGTTGTCGATATACTCGACACTACTGTTGCTGTACCTACCTGGTATATAGGATGGGGCACTGGAGTAGGCACTGCTGCTATCGGTGATACTACGTTGTTTACAGAAGCTTCTGAGACTCGTGTTGCGGCTACATTATCACAGCCTGCAGCCAGTACCAGTAGATACGTAGCAACTTTAACAGCTGATGCAGGTAAGACTATCACGAATGCTGGTGTCTTTAGTGCTGTATCTAGCGGAACTTTATTACAGAAAAGTGACTTCACTGGTATCGTGCTTGCCCTAGGCGACAAAATTGAACTTACTTTCGACTTAGCGTGGTCTTAATATGAGATTATTACTAGTAGCACTATTTTCACTTCAAAGTATTGCGGCAGACATATCGCAGTACACTGAAGATGGCCCAGTAGAAACCTTAAGTGGTTATACTGATTTAAGTGATGGCGTCTGGATTGACGGAGTCGGTGCTGCTTACGTAGATAACCGAGCAGGTCGATTAGACCTTCCAAATGGCATGGCTTCTTGCTATCCTGGTGGAGATGTTGAAGGAGTAGAGGTTTACCAGCCTGGTAAACTGTACACGTTAAATGAAGCTAAGAATGGCGTTCGAGTAGTTGATTATGCCACTTGTAATTTTGAACGTAAATTCGTAATCAATGTTAATGCTTCTGGTTCAGACGGACTCGAAGGCATAGCGGTTAAGGATGGCACTGTCTATGTACTTGAGGAACTAACTGCTACTATATACTACTTCGTAGATTCTGGTGGCACGTCTCCGGTTACTCCTCAAGTACTCTTTACTATACCAGACTGCAATGGAGCAGGTGGATTAACGTTCAACGGTAATAATATCGTAGCTGTATGCGAGCCTCCTTCTCCTACCGTAGTAGAATATACTTTGGCTGGCGCTTTTATCTCTGAAAAAGAAATCCCTTCGCTTACTAATGCCGAAGGTGTTTACTTTAACGGTGTTGGCGACTTATGTGTAGTAAGTGAACCAAACTTAAGAGTATGTTCTTCACTAGATGGTGTTATTAATCCTCCACCAGAAACTGAAACTTGCACTTATAATGGCGGCTCAGTAGAAGTTACAGTGTCCACTGGAGCTTTCGACCCTCAAACAGTTCCTTTCACTTGTCCAACTGCTAACGCCAGCGGCACTCTTCAGTAATGACAATAGCTTATGACAATCACGCCAATTCTACAGGTTTTGGCGGTAATGTCACTATGGGCATTACGCCCGTTGGCACTCCTAGGGGTGTATGGGTAGGCATAGCACAAGGTACCAACGATACTGACACTATAACAGGTGTTACGTACGGCGGTACTACTATGACTAGAGTACGCAGGTTCGTAGGGACTGGTGCAGAACACACAGTACAATATCTTTATTTTTTAGGCGCTAGTATACCTACAGGCACACAAAATGCCGTAATATCTACTAGTGCAAATGCAGGTAAACACTGCGTAGTAATGACTCTGACAGCTGCGGCTGACACCGAGATAAATGTTTCTTCGGAATTAATAGACTCAAGCAGTGAAACTAATCCAAGAGCAACCTTAGCTATAGGTAGTATCGAATCTTTTGTAGCTGAAATTGCAACTAGTGGTTACTCTCAAGTAACTAATATATCTCCTATATCTGGCTGGTCAGACGGCGGTGAAGGTGATATGGGCGCTTTAGTATCAGCGTTCTATTACTACGATACAGTAAGCGATGCTGATGTAAGCTGTGGTTATGATAATACTGGAGGCACAGAAGACGCTCAGGTATTAGGCTTCGCGATTAATGAAATTTCAGGAGGTACTACTACTCCTCAGTCTGGCAGCGCTTCAGCAAGTGCAGCGGCTTCGCATTCAAAAGTAGCCACCTTTAGCCGGACATTAAGTGCTGGAGCTACAGCGGTTCCCACAGTAGCAAGAACTAGTGAATATTACAGAGCTTTAAGTGCAGTAGGTAACGCTTCAGCTTCTTTAACGCCAGAAGTTACATTTTTAAGAGCTTTGATTGCTAACGTATTAGGCACAGCTACAAATACTAATAGCTCAGTATTTTTAACTAGCGTGACAGCTAATGCAATAGGTACGGCGTCTTTTAGCACTGCTTCAGTTATTGGTAGAAGCTTTAGTGCAGCGGCTAGTGCCGTAGGCACAGTGACAAAAGAAGTACAGAAAACTTTAACTGCTTCTGTCACAGCTTCACCGACAATCGTAAGAGGATTAGACTTAGCACGAAGCTTCACTGTTTCAGTAACAGGTTCTCCTACGGTGCAAGCGTTAACTACTTATTATCGCACATTAGCTTCATCAGTATTAGGTACAGTAACCGCCGCAGCAGTACCAGTATTTGGAACAGCTCTAGCTTTTACAGCAAACGTTACAGGTGTTGCAACAGTACTTAAAACAGTAAAGAAAACTCTTACAGCTCCGGCTATAGGAAACAGTACTTTAGCTAAGTACATAAAACGAACTTTCACAGCTAATGCTACTGGTTCTGCGTCGCAAGAAGAAGCCTATGTGACAGCTGTAGCAGCTGCGGCAGTAGTGAATGCTGTAGCTTCAGCAGGTCAAATATTTATAGAAGGCGTAGAAGCCATTAGCACATTAGTAAGAAACATTACTAGGAATATCACGAGAAACATTACTAGGGTATTTAAGAAATGAAAAAAGTAATAGACTCAACAACATCTGCAGGTACATTTACTTTTTTCGTACCTACAGACAAATTTGTTAGTATTGCTCAAGTTGGCCTATCAGGTGCTGAGATAATAAACATAGAAGTAGACTTAGCAGGTACTTGGGTTCAAATACTACCAGCAGTTATTTTAAACGTATCTATAAATATGATACAATTAGGAGGCCCAGGTACTTACAGAATCGTAAAGCCTTCAACGGTTAATCCTACTGAAGTTTACTTGGAGGAATAATGTCTAGAATTGCAGATATCATAAAAAAGGCAAGAACAGTATTAGCCGACCCTGATAAAGACCGTTGGTCAGATGATAGACTACTTGAACTTGTTAGCGATGCGCAAGAAGACATCGTTATAAAAGCAGAATTGCTTAAAACTAGTATCTCTATACCACTGGTTGTAGGTCAGGCTATGTACACCTTACCAGAAGACTGTTTCTTCATAAGACGTGCTTCAGTACGTGATAGAGAAATACCTATTGTCTCCTACGGTAAATTAGATGAGAAAGCCCGAAAAGAACGAGTAAATAATGATACTTCTAACTACTGGGAACGTCATACTAGTAATTCAAATGTCAATGAGAATTACATAAACTCAGTGTGGGAAAGTGACGAAGGAGCTTACGTAGAAGCCTTAGTCCATGACAACAGAAGTCCATTAGATATTCGAGTCTACCCAATACCTAATTCAGATATCACTGTAGAATCTTACACCTTTGAGAATGGTGGTACTGTAGTATTTGCAGGTGACGAACGTTATGGCGTAGTCGGTAGTATAACTGATTATACTTTTGACTCTGTATATGGCGTAGTTACTGGCATGTATGACCCAACGATAGCTTCAGAAAACTTTGATTCTGCGTTCGGCTTAGTAGCGGATATGGGAGAAACAACAGAAGTATTTACTATATGGTACAGTAAATTGTCTCCTGAATTATCATCAGTAAATGATGCACTAAGTATTCCTAGAATGTATGATAGAGCGTTAAGATACTTTGTAATAGCTATGGCTTTCCTAGACGATTACGATACTAGAAACGTAGAAAAAAGCAGTATGCATAATGCTTTATATTTAAGAGAGCTAGAAGTAGCAGAAAACTTCACCAGGAAAAATGGTGTTAAAATTGCTAGGCACAGAACAGATTATAGGAGTGCTTTCGAATGAGTAACGGTAGAACAGTAGCTAAACATCTTATAGGTCAAGAAGACATTTATTACGGCGAAACTCCAGTAAATCAAACTAGAGGTGGCGGTGTTTATGCTATAAACGGAGTGAGAAATATTCAGCCAGTAAACAGTATAGCTGAGAGAGACGCCTTAGACACCACAAAGTTTACTAAGTGTAGACTGTACGACGGTAGCTCAGCTCCTGTTGATTATGCCTATGTTAGTTCTGCTTGGGTAGCACTACCTAACGCAGCTGTTTTGTCCATCAAGACTGTAACTAGTACTACATACACTCTACTGTCTTCTGATTTAGGTAAAGTACTTCTTATGGACAATGCATTGCCTATAACTATTACTGTACCTGCGGGGTTATCTGAAGGTTTTCACTGCCAGGTGGTACAAGAAGGTGCAGGACAAGTGTCATTCCTAGAAAGTAGTACAACTATACATTCTGCAGGCAATGAATTAAACACAAGACTGCAATATAGTGCTGTAGCTGTGCAGGCTAAAGCTACAGACGTATTTTTACTAGCGGGTGACCTAAGTGCGTAATTATAGCGGCTACCCTGTATTAGTTCCTAATAAGACCATAGAAGCTCCTGGTAATTTCTATTGGCCTATGGGAAATGCTGCAGTTAATAGATACGCTTACCGTGGAGCTGCTTATCAGCATGCCAGAACTGATACCGCTGTTGTCTTAGAAGTTGGAGATACTGTAACTTTTACTTACGACTCTGAAGGTGGCCTAGCTGCTGTTTCTTATTTTTTACACTCTAGTTCATCAGCTGAAAATGTAGGTTACGCGGGTCACGATGCTAATGGTGACTTAATACTGTCTAATTTCACAGCTACAATGGATGGTGACCCTATAGCGGCCGGAGACCCTATCTATAACAGTAATATTACTACAGATATGAAGTTTCATACTATAAGTTTAACAGCTACAGCAAGAACTGATTTTAGACATATAGGTAGTATGGGAGATGGAGACCTAGGTGCTTCAGGTAATCCTGGCACGGGCATTATAATTTTTGCACTGTTTGATTTCTTTGTTGTTACGGCATCACAGACGTATAGCTGGCCTATGCATACTTATAATAATGCTTTACAAGCAGAAGCGAACGGTACAGGTAATAATGTAACTATAAACAACCATATGCAAATTAGATGGATAACTGTTGACATAGAAGAAAATCAAGGTACTGGTGTAGACTGGGATTTAAGAACTAGTGACCCTAATAGTGGAGATAATTTATCTAGTCGTCAGCCTAGCTTAAGAACCGATGGTACTGGTTACTCCTTAGGTTTTTTAGCTGGTGCAGAGTATATGAGAGCTTTATCGGAAGGTTGGACAACAGCAGGAGATTTACCTTATGAAGATGGTTTTACTATCGAAGTGCTTTGCAGATACAAAGGGTCAGCAAACTCAGACAGTCGAGCTTGTGGCATTGTTAATTCATTTAACAACACTGCTGCTAGTAGCTTATGGTTAATTGGCTTTGATAATTTCGACGATGCTACAAATGCTAATAGTGTAAGACCTTGTTTCACTATACTAGGTAGAAGTACTATTTATGCTGACTTTAATAACTATTCAACTATCGAAGCAGAAGTTAGAGACAGTACAGATGCAGTAGTAGACAAGATATATCATTTAGTAGGCACAATAAAACCTAGTAATGACACTATAGAATTTTGGGTCAACGGAGTAAGTATAGGTACTGCAGTAATAGACCCGGCCTGGTATGGCTCGTTGGGTTCAGACAGCGTTCTAGATGGTTCGCGCTCTACGGTATTGCACGTAGGTCCTAGGTTTTTAAACGGTGCTTGGCGTATTGACCAACTATCTGAAATACAAGATGTAAAGATACATTTACTAGAGGCTAATCAAGCTTTTGTAGACCGTCAGTATGGAAGCAGTTCTGGTCTTATTGCTAAATCCTTGTTTCACCCAGACCATGAAGAAGTCGGAGTAGGTGGAGTTTCTCCAATATACTCAGATGGAGAAGTTGTACATGGTTACAGAACAGTACTTGTAGAAGGTAATAGCACTGCAGTAGCTATGGTTAGAGCTGGACAAGCTAGAAATGCTGGTAAGTATTACTTAGAATTTGAAATAAATGCTATTTCTGCCACATCACTTAACTCTGATGTAGGTCTATGGGACTTGAACGATGTAGGAGGTCGTTATCTTAGAATAGTAACTTCTGGAGGCGCTTACTTTTCAACTTTGAATTCCACAGGCGTTTGGGGTGCTTCATTAACGTTTAATGCCGGTGATATAATAGGAATAGCTATTGACTTTGATTCTGGTGATGTAGACGTGTATGAAAACAATGTTCTTTCTTTCAGCGTAGCGTTAGGAACTGACATGTACTCAGGTCTATCGATGGTTCCAATGGTCAGGGTGAATGCTGCTCATACGGGTACCTTAAATGTTACGTGCGCTTTCCAAGCATCTTTACTTACCTATGCACCTCCTGCTGGTTATTCTGCCTGGATAGGTAGTGATGCAGATGCAGATTTGCTGGACTCTTCAGGAATAACTCCTGGAGCTGTTGATGGTTTACATGCAGGTACCACGATAACAGCTAGACATCCTGCAGGTGACACTAGAGTATTTAATAAAGGTACTACTAGGAATACTGACCAAGAAGCCGAAAGAGTTGGTACAGAGCTTTATCAACAAGACTCTTGGGGTTATCCTTTTAATTTAGTTACTGGTCAATGTACTATGTATACGGAAGACGTTATAGCACCAGGCGAGAAGAAATATGTTGAATTTGTTTTTGATGTCTCCTCATATGCAGACATCAGGTATGGCACTCAAGTAGAAGGTCATGAACATCCTGGTATTTTATTAGGAAGTTTAACTAACGATATGGGCTTTACTAATGGCGGGTCTAGAGATACTGTAAACCCTCTTAGAAATCTAGTATCGTTAAAGTTTAGTATCGGCGACATTATATCATTAGCTATAGACTATTCAGTTACAGATGAAGCCACATATTGGGTTTATATAAACGGTAAGAAAGTAGACGAGTATACTAAGTCATTTAGTTCACTAGCTTCTGGTAATGGTTTAAGACCTTGCATAAACTTAGCTAGAGGTTCTAATACCGATTACTACGGTGATACCGCTAGAATACTTACTCACCAAGGAGTGCAAACATATGCACCACCAGCAACATTTACAGCATTGGAGATATAAGATGGAGCAGTTTTTAAAGGACTGGTTTGAGTTAATCATTTTAGGACCAACTATAGGTATATGGGGCTTTATGTTAAAGAAACTGATGAACAGCTATACAAAAGACGAAATTAAAGAGCAAATAACTTTAAGGACTGACCCACTTAAAGAAACTCTGGATGCTAATACTAAGGCTATGCACAAATTAGCCGAGAACACAGCGACCGCGCACGCAGAGATGGGTAAAACTTTAACAGACATTTCTATTTGCTTAGCGAGACTTCAAGGAGCTCAAAAGACTAATGAAACTACAAATATTTGATGGTGGCTTAAGCACGCGAAAAAGTCCTCAACAGATAGGACAAACTGAAGCGGTAGAGTACACTAATATTGATAATGAGAAAGGTATACTTACGCCTGTAAAGTCTAAAGTAGCTTCGGCAATTGCAACAGCTAGATTTGCAACTTACTACAAAGCTGCAGATAGATTCATTAGTTCTTCTACTTACCAGGATACTGTAGAATTCCAAAAGAAGCTGTATGTAACTAGTGAATCTGATAGGCCTAAGAAATATGATGGCACTTCGGTTAATAACTTAGGTATAGACGCACCAGTAAGTAAACCAGTTACGTCAACAACGACTAAAATAGCTTCTCCAACTGACGTAGATATAGTAACAGGTGTAGCTGGGGATTTACCGTCAGTAATTCACAGATATATCATAGTTGCTAATGATGGTACTTATAATTCTGCAGTACTAGAGATAAGTGTTAACCTAGTAGATAACAGAATACAAAGACTAAACGATATTTTAGAAGAACTAGGGGAAAGAGAAAGACGAGAAATAAATACGCATTTCTTAAATAACTCAGCAATAACTACTCGTAATGTAACTCTTAGTAACGTAAAGAATATAGACTATAGTACAGGCAGTACTGTTGAGGTATATAGATTTTACGCAGGGCAATACTATAAGGTAGGAACTCTAACAAGCGCTGTTGCTACTCTAAATGATTCAGTTTACGATATCAGTGCTAATGATGTCTATGAAGACAGTTCATTTGCTCCTATAGATGGCACGATGTTTTATAAGTACACTTTCGTCAATTCTTTAGACGGCACAGAATCTGCGCCTAGCCCAGTATCGGATGAACTAGTTACTTTAAGTACAGTAACAATAAGTAATATGCAAGTATCTTCAGACCCTCAGGTTGATAAGAAACGTATATATCGTTCTGGTGGTAACATAGCTAATTTTTCTTTAGTAGCGGAAGTCAACAACGCAGACGACACCTACTTAGATGAATTAAAAGATTCCGAGATAATCGGCACTATCTTAGCTTCTGAGAATAACTTGCCACCTCCACGAGACCTTCAGCACATAACAGAAGCCTATGCTATGCTATTTGGTGCTGAGGGTACTAAGTTAAGATTTTCAGCAATTGGAGAGCCTGATAGCTGGTCTGCTTTCTTCTTTTTGAACTTCAGTGCTGTTATTACTGGTATAGCTCCAACTATTAATGGACTGCTAGTTTTAACAGAAGATACAACGTATATAGTAACTGGTTCTAGTCCTGGTAATTTTGCTCAACGAGTCTTAGATGCTAACCAGGGCTGTGTATCTTCTTCGTCTATCCAATTCATAAAAGATAGTGCTGTGTGGGTGTCTAAAGATGGTATATGTGCTTCTGACGGAACTAAAGTAGAAGTAGTAACTAAGGAGAAACAAGGTAAAATTAATTTAGACCCTGTAGATTCAGTCATACATGACCAAGTATATTACTTATTAGAGTCTACAGGTATCATTACAGCATTAGACTTTAGATACAATTCTATTATCAAGAACTTAGACTTAGACATAAATGCACTAGTCACAGCTAAAGACGTTTTGTACGGGCATAAAGACGGACTTCAATATTCTTTATTCGCTAGTACTACAGTAGAAGCCTTTAACTATACTTCTCCTAGATTCGTAGAAGGTAGAATGACTGAAGAAAAAGCATACAAAAAAGTGTACATTTTTTCTGAAGGTGATATAATTGTAAAGATTTATATAAACAATGTTTTAGTTCTTAGTAAAAGTCTTTCTGGTAATGACTCACACGAACTAAAAGTACCTCAAGATAAGCAAAGAGGTAACTATATTCACTTCAACATTTCGGGTACTGGTACGGTGCACGAATTAGAGTACGTAGCGAGCAGACGACAAAATGACTAATTTGTACGATACACCGCCACAAGACGTTTCTAACCCAATAGCGTTAAAGAACTTTCTTCAACGAACAGTAGAGAAGATTTCGTCTCAAGCTGAAACAAGTTCTACTACGAGTGACGAAGTTACTAATCAAGCTGAACAAATAGCAAAACTACAATCTGATGTAAAGTCGTTAATTGAAAGAGTAGAACAATTAGAGGACGCGGTCATATTTAATGGAAGAGAACTAGATGCATCTTACTATAACTTTAACGAAACTATTTGGAGTGCTCTACGAGGCTACTATAGGTTTAGTGCCCTAGGTAGTGCATTATCGAATCCTCCAGTTGCTTTAACAGGAGGAACTACTTACGTTATATACGCACATAACGTTACTTCTTTTGTTGGTGGTATTTGGCAAATAGTCGCGATAGAAGATACAGGCACTAACTTAAGAGTATTTCAAAGAACTGGAGATACTTTTGCTCAAGCAATAACTAACGGTTGGACTCAGCTATGAGTACTATTACTAAATTGGCAGACCATATGGCACGTATGGCAAAGCTGGAAGAGTCTTTAAGAAAGATGCCAGAAGGCTTAGCTCCTGTAGACCACGTATTTGCAGATGGTGTTTATGCTCGTTGTATGAACATTCCTAAAGGTACTATGCTGACTGGTAAGATTCACAAAACTCAACATCTTAATATAGTTGCTAAAGGTCGTATCTTAGTTGCTACAGAAGATGGAACAAAAGAAATTTCAGCTCCTTGTATTTTCGTGTCTGAACCAGGTACTAAGCGAGCTGGTTATGCTTTAGAAGATACAGTCTGGATTAATATTCACGTTACTGATGAGACTGACCTGGACAAGATTGAAGAACAGGTCATCGATAATAGTAAATTAATAAGCGAGGTTAAATAATGGCTTGGGGCGCAGTGATAGCAGGAGGTGTCGCTTTAACAAGCGCATACTTCTCTAACAAAGATGCTAAAGATGCTCGTAAGGAAGCTGGGACGATTGAACAACAACAGCTTGACTTTGAACAGCAACGTTATAACGATTGGCAGTCTATTTATGGAGGCCTTCAAGAAAACCTTGGAGAATACTTCATGGAATTATCGCCAGAAGATTACGAAGTCATGGGCTTGGAAGCTTACGAGGTAGAAAAAGAAAGAGCTCTTACTGGACTTACTGAAAGATTAGCTCAACGTGGTATAGACGATAGTGGTTTAGCTGCGGCAGCTGAATTGCAATTAGAAAATACTTCAATGGTAGAACGTGCCAACATTAGACGTTCATCTGAAGCTATGGTTGCTGAAGACAAACTAAGGTTCTTACAAGTCGGCTTGGGCCAAAACCCAGGTGATTCGTTATCGGGTAGTCTATCTCGTCAAGCAGATAGACTAAACAATAGAGCGACCAGCGCTGAACAAGCCGCAGGTGCCGCGGTTGGAGATGCTGTTGGAGCAATCGGAACTGCTTTGGCTGATTATGCTAATGGAGGAAATGGATAATGTCAGATGCACATATGTATGCAGGAATAACTAAAGGTTTAGTTCAAACTCAAGAGTATATCAGAGATACTGATAATCGTAATGCTCGTAGAGCTGAAGCTAAAGCTAGACAGAAACAAGCAGAAGAGTTTGTTAATAACGCTGAGCTACGTAAGACTAAATCAGAATTAGAGCTCGAAGCTACTAAAGCTCAATTAACCAAGCTGAATAATCAAACTTTACGGGATAACACTTATAGTGCATTTCGAAGGTACGAAGGCGACAAAGATGTTAGACACATCAATAGCTTTTTAGCAGATGCCAAGAATAATCCAGCGGGTCAACGTATGTACGGTGAATTAGCCAGAGTTGATAAACTAACCAGAAGTCCTCAAACTGAAGCAATGTTATCTCGAGCAGGTATCCAGGATATTAATGGTTATTTTAATGACCCAGATAAGAACGGAAACTTCTTACTTGGAACAGGTAAAGACGGTAATCAGAAACTCATTAACTTAGATAACGTTTATGCAGCTAGTGGTTTTACTAAGGTAATGCAAGCTGACCAGCTAGAGTCTATGCGAATGAGAAACCAGGCCATGCAACTACAGTCTACGGGTATGACTTATGACAAAATGGGTACTACCTTACAAGCAGCACACATGATTAAAGATGAGTTAGGTATACCGTTAAATGAAGCATTACAAAAAGTAAGAGCTGGTAATGCTGCTGGCGGTTCTGCTATTGAAAGACTAGCTAAAACTATACAGGAAGAAAATCCTAGTATGTCTTGGGTAGACGCAGTTAAAAAAGCAGGAGAAACTATGAGAGCCGGGTCTTCACAGGAGCGAGAAGCTGACAAGCTAATGAAAGAGAATCCTGGTATGACTCGTGAAGAAGCAATGAATCAAGGTCGTAAGAATACTCAACCTAACACTTCGGTTAATAAAAATCTAGAGCAAGCTGAAGGAGCTAGAGAGAAGCTTGATGAAATAGCTGGTGGCGATTTCTTATCTGCTGACATGAATGACCCGAAAGTTCGTTCTGCCGCCGGTAGACATGTTACTGCGTTAGAGAAGTTAACTGGTAAGTCTTTGAGTAATCAAGACAAGCGAGTAGTCAGAGACATGAGAGAGCTTACTCATTTAGGTAAAACTGCCGGCGAAGAAATTGGTGAGGAAGAAACAGGCCTTATAGATAACATGTTCAATAACTTTAAAAAGTACATGAGTAATGAGGTAGACACTGTTGTAGGTACATCTGCTTACGAGACGTTTAGAAACTCCATACGACATGCTTTGTATGGTGCTACGTTATCGCAAGGTGAAATAGCCGCATTCAACGCCGCTGCTGGTAACTTAGGTCAACAGGCTGGACCAGTTCTACAACAATTAGCTACACAGCTTAGTACTGTTAAAGGACAACTTCAGTCTGTGTATGACACTAATGACGAGTATGTTGCTAAGTATTACTTAGGTTCAAGTCTGGAAGAAATTGACCAGGTAATAGAGCAGATTGAAAAACGAATTGAGCTAACTAATGTTGATTCTGTAGGTGAAGTACAAACTAAACCTCCAGGAGAGCGTAGAAGCTTGGACGATATCTTCGGAGGTAAGTCATGAAGGCTGATATACAAGACTTAAAAGATTCTTTTAGAATTGGCTACGAGGCTTTTGAAGAGTCCAGGAAAGAAGCTAATGAAGTCTGGGACCTCTACCACAATAGACAGTACACAGTAGAGCAGCTTAATGTATTAGCTCAACGAGGTCAGCCGGCTGAGACTTTTAACATCGTTAAACTGTTTGCTAGAATGTTAGTAGGCTACTATTCAACAGTGGTTAATACTGTAGTAGTATCTGCAGACAATGTGAAAGACACTGACACTGCTACTTTACTCAATGATGCTATAACTAGTACTTTTCGCTCTAATCGATTTGATATTGAAGGCGATAAGATAAAGTTAGGTGGTATGATTTCTGGCTTACTTTGCTGCTACACTGATGTAATAGACACTTTAAAACGCGATAGATTCAATAGACCTATCAATAAGGTAGTATCTCATCACGTTAAAGATTCTAGCTTAGTGTTAGACCCTAGCAGTGAACAAGACGATTATTCTGACGCAGAATGGTTACATCATTTCAAGTGGATGACTAAGAATAAGCTTAACAACACATTTGGTAAAGGTACGTCAGAAAAGCTAGATGCTTATTATAACTTCTTGAACATCGATGAAGCTGAGTTCTCTTTTAATTATGGTTGGGAGTACACTGGTTACTTTAGAGTATTTGATAACTACCTAGTTGTGCACTCTGTAATGGTGGACGAGGACGGTAAACGTTGGTCTATATTCTGGTCAGGCGATGAAATACTAAAGAAAACTGAAATCACGTATAAAGAAACTAAGTGGCCTTATCGAGTTCAAAAGTTACACAGCTCAGATAAGACAGAGTACTATGGAATCTTTAGAGACGTAGTGGAATCTCAGAAAGCTATTAACCAAGCGTTGATTAAACTGCAATTAATGATTAACTCTGAAAAAGTTTATGTCGAGGAAGGTGCGGTAGAAGATATCGAAATTTTTAGACAAGCAGTTAACAGAGTAAATGGCGTAATCGAAGTAGAAAGCTTGTCTAAGATAAAAGTAGAAGAAATGAGTCGAGAAGTTTTAGACCAATATATCATTATTGATAAGTCTTTCGACCGTATACAAAGAATACTAGGTATTAATGATAGCTTCTTAGGTATGGCTTTTGCTTCTGATTCAGGTAGAAAAGTTAAATTACAGAAAGATGCTACTATTATGTCACTTAGATATATGACAGCAAGAATTGAATCATTCTACAGGTCATTAGGTTGGGACACCGCTAATTTGATAAAGCAGTTCTATACGGCTAACCAGGTGTTAAGAGTTTCAGATGAAGCTTCTGGTAATCGATGGATAGAAATAAATAAACCTATGATGCAACCTACAGGTCAGCTTGATGAAGAAGGTCAGCCTGTAATGGAACCTATACTATTACCAATGGAAGACCCTGCAAGCGGTGAGTTTATCCAGGACCCTGACGGTAACATAGTTTTAGCTCCAGTAGCAGAAGAACAATCGGAGTTTATGTTTACTGAATTTGAAGTAGATATAGAGTCAACTAGTTACAACGATGAAGACGAGAAAGCTCAACTAATGTTAGAGACTGTTATGTCTGGTAATATAGGTACTATGTTATCACAGGTTAATCCTTCAGCGTTCTTCAAGATGGCCGCTTTGTCTATTAAGAGTATGAAAACTAAGTATAGCCCGAATATTAGTGCTTTACTAGAGCAGACTTCGCAAAGTTTAGCTGAAAATCCTGAAGCACAGCAAGGAGCTTCTGAAATGGCTCAAGGCGGTTCTTCTGGTGGTAGTCAGCCTTTAAGCAAAGGATTTAAATTGCCACAGAATACAAACGAAGGAGTAGGCTAATGGCTATTAAGTCACTATTAAAATCTGCAGCACAGTCTTTACCTGATGGCACGATTAAAGGTAAAGCAATACCTAATAATCTTAAGAAAGCTGGAGTTAAAGACGAAGAACTTAAATTTGCAGAACTGAATCTAGAGCCAGAGACTCGTTATTCTACTGAAGAGATAGTTGACCGTGTTGGTGACCCCGCCGATAATTTTAAAACAGTAGACGGGGAAGGAACTTATGAAAGATATAGTCTGTCTGGTAAATCTTCTAAACCTAATTCTTATAGAGAAAAAATTACTACGTTTTCTCAAGCTAAAAGTAATAGGTTAACAGTTGACGACAAGAAGTTAATTAACCGACTAATGACTGAACCTGACAGTGCAGAAAATCAAGACCTATTAGACGAAGTTCGAGCTATGTGGAATAAACGATTTCCAGGTGAAGAGCTTAATTATTATAAATTACAACAAGCTGCTGATGATAAGTACACTCCTTCTCGTTATACGTCTTCCCATTTTCCTGAGGTTAAAGACTACCTTATGCACTCTAGAGTATTTGACGCTACATGGAATGGTAAGCACGTACGAGTAATAGAGGAAGTACAATCTGACTTACACCAAGCAGGTAGAAAAAGCGGTTATGCCAATTCTAATGCGCCAGAACCCAGAGGCCAGTTTGAAATATCAAGAGAGATAGATGAATTGTACGAAGAATACGACATAGATGGAGGAATACTTATCAGCCAGTTGTCAGATATGGACGGGCCTCCTCATGTTATACAAGAACTGCGAAGACTAGCTGATGAACTAGATGCTCCAAGCCCTTCCACTATACCAGAGTCACCTTTTGAGAAGACCTGGTTACGCAAAGGTCTTGAAAGAGAAGTAGTCGATGCCATTAATGAAGGAGCTGAAGAAGTAGCGATACCTATAAAAGGTTCAGTGCAACAGTTACATAGAGGTGCTGGAGTTCAAAAGTGGTATGAAACAAAAGTACAAGGCACAGTAAAAAAACTAGCTAAGTCTATGGGTGCTGATTTTGAAATGGTAACTAGGACGGATAAAAAGCAAATAAGAGAACTAGAAGTTGA